ACTCCAGCGTCCGGCTGATTTAGAGTCACTGGCGAGTTTTACTGTAGGAAAGATGTCTGCGTAGACTTCACTGGCTAGGATGTTTCGTACCTTACGCCCGAAGTCCACCGCCAAATCGGTAGTATGTGACACCATCATAACCTTCTTGTCAGGGTTACGCCCTAGGTACCACGCGGGGTAGAAGATAGATACAAGCTGGGACTTACCGTGACGAGGCGGTATGTTTACGCACGCCCTGTCTTTGTCTCCTCGCTCAATGGCCATTAGGAGGTCGGCCAACATGCGGTGATGCTTCCCAACTAGGTAGTCAGGCTGCATAAGTTTACAAAATTCTATTAAATCGTCGTGTGCGGCTTTAACTGTACGCCGTTTGTCTAGCTCATCGACAAGTTTCTCTATCTCCACCACCTCGTCGGTGCTGAACTCGTCAATGTTATCCAACATGTGCTGGATTTCTTCTTGGGTAAACGCTTCAGTGGTGCTAGGCGCAGTCATTTATCGTCACATCAGCGGTAGTTACCATGACTACTCGCGCCCCACAACTCAAAATCGGCTTATCTGTGGTACTTTGCAGGACTTCAGACGGCCCATTTATAGTTACAGAGTTACAATACGTGTTTTTCTTACCTTGTTTTACGGTAATTACAGGTTCGTTCGTCCCATTCTTGAGATTGGCGCGGATTTTGTGCTGATTCACGTGAATATACGTCTTAGGCATCCTTACTTACCCCCAATTCTGCGTCTACGTCTATAACTTCTCCGTCCAGTGTCACCTCATCCGCAGGATTTACGAGCTTTTCTAGCTTTTTGCGCAGTTTTGCCTTGAGATCATCCGTTGACTGGTGCGTAACGGTCACTTCCGACTTCTCTGCGAACAGTCCTACGTCCGAAATCTTACCCAGTAACTCCAACGCTCGAATACGAACGCGTGGATCGGGGTTCTCTGTCTCTAATATCAGCTTATTCGTTACCAAGTGGCGCACAGAAACGGCTGACTCCACTACAGAGGCACCAAATTCCGTGAGTATGTTACTAGTTAGCACCAGCGAGGCTGGGGTCAAGTTAGCCATACGTTTGTTTGTTGCTTTCTTCGATGTCTTTTCAGGATCATCGGCATACGCTATGGCAAGTTTAGCTGCCACGTCTTCATCTTCTTTGCTGGGCTTCAATTCTAGCCCGTGTTCTGCCAGCTCTAAGGCCGTCGTCTTCGCTGCTCGCGCACGGACACTCAAGTCCACGGCGGGGTCGTCATCAAATAGCGGAACCCCTGTCTCGGGTTCGAGTTTAATCGTCATATTGTAATCGCAGGTTGTTAAACCGGAGTGCCTTTGTACCATACTTGTTTACACAAGACAAGCATAGGGAGTTGCCCATACCATTTATGGTATATCCTACATGATTATTATACATTTCCGATCATATCGGATCACTAATATAATAGCGCCTCTTTCAACCCCCTACTGTTCTGAGGTTTCTTTGTGTTTGGTCTTACTGTGTTTATTGTTTCGGCGTGTATTGTTGTTATTGTGGGGCTTGGTGTTATTGCCCTAGAGGATGGTCTACCCTTTTAAAGTTACGTAGGAGGTTTAGTCCCTCCTTTTCTGCTTCTTCTGTAAACTTGTCGGGGAGTAGCTGCAAACACCCTTTACTCCCCAGCTCTTCCGTAGGTTTTATAAGCACTCTCTGCTCGTCTAAAGCAATGAACATATAGAAGTCCGCCACTTTCTGCGAGGCTAGGCTGTACAGGTACTTACGTACTGGGTTTCTGTACCGCTGCTTGAGTGTTGCAAGGTTAGCCGCCTTCACCTGTAACGTGAACATCTCTTCGTGGTACGACTGGCACCATAAGTCTACGCCGGAACGGTCTACGTGGTGGCACTCTATGCCGTGGCGCTCCAAAACATACATGGCAAAGAACTCACCTATCCTTCCTGTGTGTGCGGCGTTATCTATTCTGCCCTTTATTTTACTCACGTCCCGCCTATGTATTACCTAATAGGAACGTACACCGTACAGTATAAAAAATTTTTTACAAGGGGTCAGAAAAAGAGGTGGGGGTGTTCCTATATAGAGGGGGTAGGGGTCTCGAACTCATAAAATAACGATTTATTCGTGGAAATTAGTAATATATAGAGCGGTGGGACTCCTGTCTGACATAGCGGGTCATGGGGGCGGGGTAGGGGTCGGATTCTGGCCATTCGTGGGTAAACCTACCAGATAACCAGTAATGTATACATATGTATACAGTCGGCGGCCTATCTATTGTAAACAGGGGTAAACTTGTTATTATGCGAACCATCAAAGCCAATAACGGATTTGATCGGTTAACGCGGCACCGCTACAAGCCCGCGCATTTTACAAGGTAATAAGTTATGAAAAACGTAAACGAAGCAACAGCACTGCCAGCCCGATTCACCCCGAAAGCGGCTGATTTATTAAGTAAGACTTCCAGCAAGGAGGAAAGTGCCCGTAAGCAAGCGCAGGCGGCCTATGATCAAATGATCAGTGATGGCATGCTTTGGACTGATTTCTTACCAGTTAAGGCTAAGGGATCAACGGCCACGCCGGAGTTGAGAGAGGCGCTACTCGCGGCGCGGCGGAAAGGGTTCGGAGCATGGGCACCGAAGCTATACAAGACGCCCAATACGGCACTTAGCGATGAGGATATAGCCAAGAAAAATAAGTTAAGGACTGACGTAAATAAGAAAATAACGGACGATAGGACGGCTATGAGATTACGCCAAGACCCTGAGTTTAAAGCCAGCGAGTCCGAGAAAAATAAAGCTAAACGGGCACCCCAACAGCCCACCGGCCAAGCCAAGGCGGCGGGGTCAGCGGCCAAGGTACTGGAGTCACTACAACAGGCGGCCAAGCGGGCGCAGGCAATTGAGGAACCGGAGTTTGATGTAGTGGCACTGGTTGCACTGCTAGCTAAGGCTCAACAGATTGTAGTTAAACACTGATCACCACCGGCCAAGGATGGCCATCCAACAGGAGTAAGTTATGACGCGTAATGAAATCACTGATGCAATACTGGCCGCGCTGGTCACGATAGTTTTAATTCCGGCGGCAGGCATTCTGTTAACTATCCTCTGGGTACTGATACAGGGGCAACCATCATGAAAAATCAAAAATTGTTAAACCTGCTACAAGCTGATGCGGTTGATTACTATCTCCGCCAAGGGCACTCAATTGAGACCGCCAGATATATGGCCACCTATAACCACGCTGAACATATTGACAAATCACTTGAAGACGAATGGTTAGCATTCGAGAATCGCCAGCATGCAATACACGGACTCGATCCTTTTTAACTCCCCTGCAATCCTTGCCCCGCTCCGGCGGGGCTTTTTTTCGCCCCGAGAAAAGTCGTTTGATACCAGTTCTACATCTGCGTAGCGCATAGCGTATTCGTCTGATACCAGTTCTACATCTGCGTAGCGCATAGCGTATTCGTCTGATACCAGTTCAGAATCTGCGTAGCGCATAGCATGGCACGTTAGCGCGTGGACGTTTTTGGTTTGTATACATATGTATACATTTCTCTGATACCAGTCCAGAACCTGCGTAGCGCGTTGTTACTTTTACAATGTTACTTTTTTTCTTGTAATGTTACCGCAATGTTACCTTTTTTTCGGCCAAAAAGTAACAATACAAAAAGTATCTAAACGTGCTGTTTCGTGACAGTGCATGACTAGGCATGTGCGGAAAATGGCCTTTTTTATACTCTTTTTAATAAATAATTTATAATGTTACCTTTTACAAAAATAGTATCCGGCGTTCAAAAAATTCTCCCTTTGTTACCTCCCCTTTCACCTTAAAATAATACCCTCATATTTCCACCAAAAAGGTAACAAAGTAACATTGTATAAATATCAGTAACTTACAGACCACACGTAGGTACACACTGGTACAACGTAGTACACTACACCGCTACACACTAAACAACACGTTTGTGTACCATTTGACATAAGCCGCCATTCCTGTATAATGGTTTTAGTAGGTCGAGTTATGGCCTTCGGGGCGACACAGCTAAACGTGTCAACACAAACTAAATGTATACATATGTATACAAATCAATCGGAGCAATACAGTTATGAGCGAAGCACTGAGGCACGCGGAGATTCACCACCAGAACGAGGTGCGTGAGATAGTTGGTAAGCAGACCCGCGAGTTGAAAGAAATGTCCCTTGTACTTAAAAGTGCAGTCGTTGCATTGCACAAGGGCAAAGCAGATGTTGTAGACGCGCTATTGGAGCAGGTCATATACGACATAAGCAAGAAGGTCGAAAAACTAAACTAATGTATACATATGTATACAAATCAATCGGAGCAATACAGTTATGAACAATCTAAATCAAATGGTAGCAACAACAGCACCACAGGCAAGCGCACCATCAATCGGATCGAGTGCCATGTTGGGAGAGTTGAAGATCAGTTGCTGGACTGGACGCAAGAAAGACAAGTCAGCATCCGCATCAGTGACGAGCCAGAACTACGCCGATAACGGTACGGCATCAGTCAATAAGAAGTTACTGGGTAACTGCGACGAGTTAACCGCCATACAGAAATTCGTGGCCAACGCACGCAACATCCACTACAGCATGACAATGCCATGGAGTGATCTGGGTATGCGACTGTTACCGACAGCGCAGTACTTCAAGTACCACCAACAGATGACCGAGTTGCAAAGCGAGTTCGAGCGCATGGTCGATACGTTCTGTAACAACTACACGTGGGAGGTGAGCAGGGCACAGGCACGGATCGGTAGTTTGTTTCGAGCCGATGACTACCCTAGTGAGTGGTCGATACGTGAGAAGTTCGCGTTCAACATCTCGTATATACCGCTACCCGAGGCCGGTGACTTTCGTGTGGACGTGGGCAACGAGCAACGTGACGTGTTGGAGTCACACTATAACGAGTACTACAGTAAGCAGTTGGGGTCTGCCATGCAGGATGTGTGGGATCGTACGTACAAGGCTCTGTCTAATATGTCCGAGCGACTAGACTATGGTGGCGATGACAAGAAGAAAGTATTCCGCGACTCGCTAGTGGACAACGTGCTCGACATGGTAGAACTACTTACTGTGTGTAACGTGGCAGGTGACAGCCAGATGTCCGAGATGGCGCGTAAGCTAGACGACACGCTACGCGGTGTAACTCCCGATGGGTTGCGCAACAACGAGGGGTTCCGTGCCGAAACCAAACGGGCAGTGGACGATGTACTGAGACAAGTACAGCCCAAAGCTGGGCACGGCCTACTACCATCATTGGAGATGTAATCATGGATAAAGAATATTCAATCGCAGTGTGGGACATACAGTTCTACAAAGTAGACGAGGACGGCAACCCACTCACTGATAACAAGGGCAACGTCCAGCTATTCACCGAGGGAGGCAACATGGACTTATCGTATGTAGCTGAACACGTTACTGACGATGAGTTATGGGAGGTAGAATAATGTATTACGTTGAAGCCTATGACTCAAACGACCGTCAGATACTGGGAAACCTTGACGGTCAAACGGTGCTACGTGTGCGCAACTACAAGCGCACCAAGCACTACAAGAACCTACGCACGCTACGTACGCACCGCGTGTCGTATTACAAAATCGTGGCCGTTGATGGCCGCATTGTTGAAACGCTGTAACTAAACTAATGTATACATATGTATACAAATCAATCGGAGCAATACCATTATGAATACACAAGCTATGTACGCATTATCGCTAGACCAAATCGCCAACGCTATCGCTACTGTTGGCCACCAACGCACCATACTCGTACAGGGTCACATGGGTAACGGTAAGTCATCACTGCTCAAGACGTTAGCAGATAGATTCCCTGACCACGTGCCATGCTACTTCGACTGTACCACAAAGGACTTGGGTGACATCAGCATACCGTCACTCAATACCGATGAGGGTTACGTGACATACCTACCCAACGAGGAGTTCGGTATACACCACGGCAAGCCACTAATAATCAACATTGATGAGTTAGGTAAGGCGAATCCATCAGTCAAGAATGCCCTAAACATTACTATGTTAGAGCATAAGGTAGGTAATAAGAAGTTACCAGAGGGTAGCATTGTGTTTGCTACTACCAATCTAGGTGCAGAGGGTGTGGGCGATTTGCTACCACCACACTCACGTAATCGCATCACAGTTGTCACAGCACGCAAGTCTACCAGTGACGAGTTTATCGACTGGGGTATCAGCAACGGTGTCGATCACAGTGTGCTAGGTTTCGTGCGCGAGTTCCCGCAGGTGTTGCAAGGCTTCGAGGACGTGAAGAACCCCGATGACAACCCGTACATCTTCCACCCCAAGCAGTCGCGTGCCGCGTTTATCACCCCAAGATCATTGGAGGCCGCGAGTGACGTACTCAAGTTACGCGATCAGTATGACGATCACACCCTGACAGCTTTACTTATGGGTACTATCGGTGATCGTGGCGCTATGGATATGATGGCGTTTGTGAAGCTGGCCGACCAACTACCGAGCCTACAGTCTATCAAGGACGATCCGCTCAATGCCAAAGTACCCGAGTCAGCATCAGCCGTGTGCATGACAGTGTTCCGTGCTATGGGTGCGATGCAACGTGACTGGGTCGATGCGTGGGTGACGTACATGCAACGTCTCGACAAGGAGGCGCAAGGTCTGTTCGCCAATGGCATACGTGCTAACTCGTATGCGCACCGCGATGTTGTGATGCAGAGTAAGGAGTTCACCGCGTGGGCTATGCAGAACAACTACATGTTCGCAAGTGACAAGGTATAGGAGAGATACTATGTTGACTATAGGTAAACAACTTACTGCGGAGGAGCGACTGTCTAAAGCAGTCGTTGCCATCATGGGACACCCGAGATACACAGCACTAGCAGGTGTGTTGATGATCGGTGAGAAAACTATCGAGGACGATGTACCGACAGCGTGTACCAATGGGCGTGATGTGAAGTACGGACGTGCATTCGTTGACGGACTGACCGATGCCGAATTGCGTGGGCTAGTACTGCACGAGGACGAGGGGCACAAGCTACACCGCCACCTTGAGATATGGAAGTGGATGTATGAGATTGATCCGCATCTAGCTAACTGCGCGTGTGACTACGTTATCAACATCAAGATCGTCGATGACAACAGGCAAGATGGGTTCGCTGAACTACCCGAGGGTGGGCTAGTCGATGAGCGGTTCCGTGGTATGGACAGCGCACAGGTGTTCAACATCCTACGCAAGGAGCAGGACGAGCAGTCGCAAGACGATCAGGGTGATGGCTCACAGGATGACGAGTCAGGGGGTGATGGTGAACCTTCCAGCTCTCCCGGTGGTGGTGGTAGCGCAGGACTTGACGAGCACGACTGGGAGGGTGCGCAGTCTCTATCCGACGAGGACAAGCGTGAGTTGGCGCGTGACATTGACGAGGCTATACGTCAGGGTGCTATGGCCGCAGGTAAGATGGGTGGTACAGGCAACCGCGATCTCGACGAGTTACTACAGCCACAGATTGATTGGCGTGAGGTGTTGCGTGAGTTCATACAGAACACGTGTGCAGGTAGCGACTACTCTACATACGCTCGACCCAATCGCAGGTTGATGAGTCAGGGTATCATCATGCCTAGCGGTATCAGTGAGAAGGTGGATGAGTTGGTCATTGCCATTGACACGTCAGGCTCTGTCGGACAACGAGAGTTGACAGCGTTCCTGTCTGAGGTCAAGGGTGTATGCGACACAGTCAAACCTGACAAGCTACGCCTACTGTACTGGGGTAGCAGTGTTGTGGGTGACGAGGCATACGGCATGCACGAGTTAGACAATCTGGTCAAGTCTACCAAGCCTATGGGTGGTGGGGGTACCGATGTCAACTGCGTCACGCAGTACATGGCCGCCGAGGGTATCAAGCCTCAAGCGTGTATCGTTCTGACCGATGGCTACTTGTACTCTGGATGGGGTGATTGGACTTGTCCCGTACTCTGGGCGATACTGGACAACAAGAGCGCAGTGCCCGATGAGGGTAAGGCAGTACACATCAAGTCGAGGGATATGCTATGACAGCAAGGTTGATAAAGTTTATGGGTTCGCACCCTGAGTTAACAACAGGACACATGTACTCCGCGAGGGACTACGCGAAGGTTGCGAACATCAAACCAAATGCTATGTCTACTAGGCTACACAGAGTGTTTGAGGTGTATAACTCGCATCTGCGCCCTATGTATCAGAACTATGACTACGAGGGCAACGCTATCAACAGGTCAGCAGATCGCCCATTGAAGAGTTCTTTCGATACACATGCAGAGAAGTTATCAGGTGAATGGTTAAACAGGAGATTGATATGAGCGATAACAATTACAAACAAGCCTCAAAAGATTGCCTCCGGTCAACTGCGGAGGAGTTACGTATGGAGTGGGCAGATGCTGTCAACACTATAGACGAGGCGTTGGAGTTCTACTATGACCACGTTAGGGATACACCAGTGGACAGTGACTATGACCGCAATGACGTGGGGACAGTGCAACGTGCGTGGCAACGCATACAACAGGGGTAAGGTATGGACGATAAAAAGAAAGAAGACTACGGGTATAGAGTACTCGCGCTGTGTGTACTTTTTGCATACCTAGTAGTAAATCAAATGGTAACTAACTAAAAGTTATAACACGTGTTATAACAAAACAACTCGGAGCAATATTATGGCTATGTATAATTATGGGCTAGACAGTTTCACGCACGTGGAACATTTGTATAACAACACCAAACCAATCAGGGGTACTAACATAGTGCCTCTCGGGGATCGCAGACGTAAGTGGGAGTGCATCATTAAGGTGTCCCCACACCAGTACGTGTTATCAGATTACGGTATTCAAGTGAACTATGCCTCCGCCACCCCAGCAGTGGTCTGGACTCGCAATGCCGATGGCACTGACACAGTGCAATTCCGTAACGAGTGTGGTGACGGCGCACACAATGGCAGGTACTCGTTCCTTGCGCGGTGTACGCCTACGAGCATGAGATTCATTGTGGATAGCGGCAAGCAGTACATACATTATGACGGGAGCCGCTACTACCTACCCAAGGGTGTTGATAAGCCCGTAGCGTTTACCAACGGTAAACAGAATTCAGTCGCAGGGCACCGACACAACGGGGCATGGGCATGGGGGTTGACGACCGATCCGCACCCTGTACCCGTCATACGAGTACGTGTTAACAAGGAAGCCAAGGCACCGTACAAGAAAGCTATCGACGAGTACTTGCACTGGGCGTGGACTATGACCCCGATACTTGAGGGCACTATGGACTGGGACTCAAACCGCGAGGCAACGCGGGGCGCTAGTGCAGTCAAGGGTTACACGTTTAGAGACATGCTAATGGACGATCAACACGAGCAACGTACCACTATGGTACACGCGTTCCTGTGTGAGTTAGCAGATAGCATGGGTAACAGATACTGGTCTGGGTTTTCTGACAAAAACGTCAGCCTGACAAGTGACCCTAAGAAGTTCCGCACCAAGTTCAACGCGTGGATCAACTACTATGGCGAGTTCAATGAGTCGTTTGAAGAATACAGAGAGGTGAAATAACATGGCTGAATCACATTATTCGTACAACGAGGAGGGGAAGTACTGTTTATATACAGTTGCTGACGTACAGAAGATTGCCCTGCCTTCACCCGTAGGTAACGCGACAAACCGTTACGAGTTGAATTGGTTTATCAATGAGATAAAGAAAGCCTTCAGAGGTTGTGAGGTACGCCCTGACAACGAGGACAATAGTCGAGACATGGTGTATCACGTTTACTACCCCGAGGACGAATACACTATGGGTTGGATAGACGTGGGGTTCTGTCATACCAACGAGAAGATGGTGTACCGTGTGTACAGTAGAGACATAACCAATAACAAGCACAGCAACTACTCTTCGGAGTTCCGCACAAAGATCACTGCCCTACAGGGACAGGCCAAGCAGAACGCAAAGAAGTACTTGCGCAGATGTACGCACAGCGAGGTAGTGCTTGCCAGCAGGACTAAGTGTAGGAGTGCATTAATGCACGCGGTAGATGATACTGAAACTAAGCATGGCACTGCGTGGACGCAACTGCTCGGTGCGAGGTGGGACAAGACAAATGAAGACAGGTGTACTCCAATACTCAATGAGATGTACATGCTGTTGGACTCTGGACATGAGTTCATGGATAAGACTGTGCCAGATAACCTAACGTCTCTACGTGTGGCCAAGGAGGTGAAAGATCAATCCAAGGCTGACGCAGAGATGCCTATGTATGCTGTACGAGTATACGAGAGGTTAGGCAAGCAAGCGTTCGATGTGTGTCCCGTGGGGGATATGCACAATATGGAGAGGACTAAGCTGTTGGAGTTTGATACTTACTACGGTGACTTACCCGATGGCGTGCTGGGTAAGCTGTCTACTCTATCTATATGTGGGGTGGGAGACTACATACCGCAGGTTGGGTATCGCCACAGTGAGGCTCTGTTCTATGTCACACAGTGATACAATATGGGACGATCCGACAGAGATGCCTAACGCTTACCGCGTTTCTACGCTGGGATACACCAACAGTATCGAGGTAACGTGTTTAGGTATGAATTGTGTTGACTCGGAGTGTGAGGGGTTATATGATCTGGA